ACCAAGACCAATGACATCGGCCTGTTCAACAAGGTCATCGGGAAGGGCTCACTTCAGGCGCTGAAGAACCTCCCGCCCATCATGCGCAAGATCGCGAACGACCGCGACTATGACCGGGCGTTCAAGAAGGCTAAGAACTACTTTAACACGACCAACCCTGTCATGACCGACTACGGCCAAGGGTTCGTGCAGGAGCTGCGTCCTCCGCATAACCGCATCAAGGGCAAGTTCGGAGGCCGCATCGGAAAGTCCGTCCGCCCGGTCAAACTCAAGATGCTCGTGGACTCTAAGTCCGACCTCGACCAATACATCCGCGACCGCCAAGCCATGGTGGGCATGATCAAGGCGGGCTGGGCCTCGGCCCTTCGCTCCCTGCCTAAGCCCGTCATCAACGGCGTATCCAAGGACTTCGGCGTCAAGCTGCTCAAGGTGGCTTGGATTAACCGACACAACCAGGTGCGCGGCACGAACACCCTGACGGCCACCGAGAAGGTCGTCGAGCTGAGCGTGACCAATACGCAAGGCAACGTTAACGGCATCGCTACCGATGCGGACGTGCTCGGCCTCGTCTACGCCAACCGCGTCAAGCAGATGAAGGCCCGCTTCGAGAAGCACATGAACAGCACCATCCAGCGCGCCAACCGCCGCTAATCTTTATGGGAACCAAATCCATCCGCCACATCGTAGAGGCCACCTTGGCCACCTACCTATCCACCCAGACCGGGCTGACCACCGTGGCCTTCCTGACGGGGGACAACGCCGCGACCCAGACCCTGCCCAAGGCCGTGGTCCTTTGCGAGTCCGCCCGCAGCCCTGCCGACCTCCCCGAGGGGCTTGGCAACTACGCCTGCTCGGTCCGCATCACCCTGTTTTCCAACGCCGACGACACGACCCTCGCCGATCACCGCGCCCGCTGTGCCGCCCTGTCCGGCAATATGCGCGACCTGACCTCCATCAAGGCGGCCTTCGTCACCTCGACCGACGCGGCCTGTTACGACGTAATCCTGACCTCCGAAGACGAGGGCATCGACGAGCGCTCCTGGGCGACTTCCTTCTCGTTTGACGTGCTGGTAGTCCTGCCCGCCTGACCTAATTCCAAAGCCTGCAATTACAAATGGCCGCCATCTCAAACGGAACCACCTGCGTCTACGGTATCGCGGGTACTGTCACGAACCTCTTCGTCCAGAGCTACAGCCTCTCGTCCTCGTTTAATAACGAGGCCATGGTCATCAGCGAAGCCGGTCTGACGGTCACGCACCGCCTCGATGACCGCAAGAGCGAGATCACCATCGAAGGAATCGCCAAGACCTCGTCTATTCCTACCCTCGGGGCCACGCTCACATTTACGGTCAACACTCAGTCCGCATATCCTGCTGGATCGGCTTCGGCTAGCTTCACCGGTGTGATCACGAAGGTAGACGATAAGGGCTCTAGCCAAGGTTTCACCAGCGTCTCAGTGACTGCTGTCGATTTCGAAGGCATCTCCTACGCGTAATTGACACCCCCGAAAAGGGGGCAGTCTAGAGGATAGTGGACCGCCGCTTCCTTAACGCCTACGTCGACCCGGCTCCTTTCAGGATTCTGGGTCGAACTCTTTACCCCTGGTGCCTCAAGTATCGGGTGCGTCTGATGGCGTTTGACTCCCCGCTGGTCACCGGCTCCCGCGGCATCACCCCTGCCGACCTTCTCTTCGCCTGCCAAGTATGCGCCGAGGAGCCGCTGGGCGGTAGCATCAGTTGGTCCGACCAGTTGAGGCTTGGCTACCTAGGGCGCAACCCCGCCAAGTTTGAGCTCCTGCTGGAAGCCTTCTCAGGTTACATCCTCGTCCAGGACTGGCCGAAGTTCTGGGAGCAGACTAAGACCAAGTCAGGGGGCGGCGGAAAGGGCGTTCCTTGGCCGCTGTCCATCGTGGCCAACCTGATTGCGTCTGGCATCCCTGAGCAGCGGGCTTGGGAGATGCCGGAATGTCAGGCCATCTGGCTGAACTCCGCCCTGGCCATCCGCAAAGGGGCAGACGTGGCGATCATGTCGCCCGAAGAAGAAGCCTTCATGGCCGAAGAGGAAGCCAAAGACAAAGAGGCAGCCGCGGCGGCTGCTTCCAATCCGGCAAAGGAAAGCACCCCCTGACATGGCCCAAGACCTGACAGTCAACATCAAGACGACCTCCGACGTCCCGCAGGCGATGGACAAGGCCAAGTCGGCCACCGTGTCCTTCTCCAAGCAGGTCGAGGACATCCAGAAAAAGTTCTCTACTGGTTTCAAAGACATCTTCCTTGGGTTCTTCGCCCCGATGGTTCTTTTAAACGCGGCCATCTCATACTTCTCTAACAAGATCGCCGAGGCTCAAAAACTAGCCATGGACGGATTTGATAAACTGGCGGACTCATCGACCAGGTATGGCACAGCAGAAGAGAAGAGTCTCGCCGCCCGACTGAAGCTGCAGATGGATCTCATCAAGGCACAGAAAGAAGAGAAAGCCGGTAAAAATGAGATGTTTAAGCAATACCTGATGTCTACTCCAGAGGGTCAGGCAATCGTGAATCGAGAAATATCAAAGGGAGGGGAAGGCTTTCAGATGGGAATGAAAATCCCAGCCATGAAAGAAAAATATATTTCTGGACTGGCGATGATGAAACAGATTCAGGAGGAAATCCTTAAGACCGAAGATCGGAAGATTACTCCGGAGATGCGGCGCCAGAACCAGCATAACATGGAACTTGCCCAGAAGGCCGAACTGCAAGCAGCAGAAGACAAGAAAAAAGCCGAAGAGGCACGGACTAAAAGCTTCAGTAGCCCGGGTGCCAATTCGGTGTCCGGCAACGTCATCGGAGTCGGCGCCAACCCTGTCGTGACTGCTCTCCAGGAACAGCAAGCCATCGCCAAGGCATCCCTGACTCAGCTTGAAATCATCGCCGCACAGTTCGGCTATGCCGCCACCTACAAGGACGTCACCGCGTCAGGCGCCACGCCTCAGACCCCGGCGAATGCTTCCCCTTCTAGGGCAGCCCTTCTAACCAAAAACAAATAACCATGGCTCTCGTCAAAGCAGGCAACGCCCTCACCTCTAAGTTTGTTCAGCCAGGCTCAACCTTTGAAACCGACGGCTACGGACTCCTGACCGCAAAGGCCACCTATCTGCTCGACCAGTCGGTGGGCGGCACGACCATCATCGGCGGTCAAGTTCATCCGCAATACTCCGACCTGTTCGTGCATAAGTTCACGCTTACGCGAAACAGTCTCGAGGTAGACCGAGTGACGGCTGATTATGTCGGCATCGCCACCGCCGTCGGCAACACCACGCGTCCCAACGTGACGGCCTCGCACGGCCTGACGTCAGATCACATCACGACGCACCCTAACTTCTTCGGACCTGCCACCGGCTTCGCGACAGCCATCGCCGGCAATGGGACGACCTTCACTACGTCCACCATCGACTCTCAGTATAAGGTCGGCGGCGTGTTCGGAGCTCACTTCAAACAAGGCACGACCACTAATGCGGGCGGCTTCGTTGGGTTCCTTGATTCTGGGACGGCAGAAAAGCAGTATTACTACGGCAAGAATCAATATCTCGCCCCGACCACCTCATTCTCTGGTTGCATTTACACTAAGGACGTAGCCGTCGTGACGGCCATGCGTAACGCTGTCGGCAAGACCAGCGTCACGAACGCCTTCTCAGGCACAAAGCTGCTCCCCGACCATCTTGGCACCAGTTGGACGGCGACCGTCAAGGGTGCGGTGCGTCCTACTTTGATGCTGTCCCAAGTGTCCTTTGAGGACTACTGCATCCAAGCATCAGGCACGCCTCTCATTTTCAAGATTAACTACGAGCTGCGCTTCAACCGCGAAGGCTACCCGGGCGAAGTCTATCAGGCCGTATGAGCAAGATTCAACCAGGAGGCGGGTATGGCTTCACTTCTGGGGGCTATGGTTTCAGCATCAACACGAACCAGCCCTTCGACCTGACCCCTTCATCTGACGGCCCGCTGGTCCCGCATCTTAACGACAACAAGGTAACCATCACCCCTGGCACGGTCAATCGTTACATCCCACAGATTTCCTCGGTATACATCGACGCGACAACCCCTCCCCAGA